TCTCCAGAATGTCTGTCCCGGCGAGGTGGATCTACTCTCGTACGAGGGAGGTCCAGACCACGCGACCTCCCCATACGGGTTCAAGGCCCACGCGCTCAGGGATGCAGAGCGCAAGGGATACGATGTCGCGATCTGGTGCGACTCCAACGCCCACTTCAAGAAGCACCCGCATCCCATCCTCGCGCGCGCGATAGACCGAGGGTACTGGATCTGCACTCTGGGGTGGAACGTTGGGCAGTGGTGTACCGACGCTGCGCTGCCGAAGCTGGACCTGACTCGCGAACAGGCCTGGGACGTGGACATGGTCTGTGCCGCGGTGTACGCGCTTCGGTTCAGCTCTCCATTGGCCCAGGGAGTCCTTGAGTATCTGGAGGGGCACGAGGACGCGCTGCATGGCCCGTGGACGAACGAGAATGGAATCGCGTCTCCGACAGAGGGAGTGCTCGGTCATCGCCATGATCAGACAGTCCTGAGCGTGGCGGCGCACCGGCTGAACCTGCATCTCGACAGGCCCCCATGCCTACTCGACTATGCCTACAACGACGGCAAGTATCCGGCCCAAGCCGTGGTGGTGAAGGAGGGTATCCAGTGAAGGTATGCGTCCCGAATGGCACGCAGAAGAACGAGATCCTGAAGGACCCGGTACGCGGGTTCCCGTTCTCCATGCTCCCAGACATCGAGCCGTGCGCAGACATGGAGGCAGCAGACGTCCTCTTCCCCGATTTTGGCGGCGCCCCCTATACCGGCGAGGTCCAGGTGATCTCGGCCGCGATCATGCGGGAGATGTGGTACAAAACCTATGCCAAGAAGATCGCGTGGGTGAGTCTCTGCGACTTCCCGTACTTCTCCCAGGTTGACACCGAGGGCATCAAGTTCGTGCTGAGCCCACTGGCGGGACGAGAGCGAAACAAGGAGTGCCACGTACACGCGATGCCGTGCCACCCGTGCCAGCAGGACTACCGCATCCAGATGGACTCCGCCTATACGACGCACTGCAGGTCCCTTCCGAAGGGCCACCGCTTCGCGTTCATCGGGCAGTTGACTGGAGGAGCGCAGACGAGGTTTTTCGGCGGCAGGAGTTGGATCCTGCAACTGTCCGAGGGGCGCCTGCATGAGTACATGATGCACCGGGACAAGTGCGGGTCGGCGTGGTCGAACACGTGGTGGGGCGACCATCGCCAGTGGATGATCGACATGGCGGGGGCCCGGTATGGATTCTGCCCAGCCGGCGCATCGAATGGCCCGCGCGGATGGTGGACGATGCAGGTGGGCACGGTGCCCATCTTCACCGACGTGGAACTGTTCCCATTCGAAGCTGAAGTTGACTGGTCGAAGCTCTGCATCCAGATCCCGCACGACAAGAAGCTCACGTACGACTACATGAGCCTTCCGATCGAAGGCCCCGAGTACGACCAGATGCGATCGAACTGCATGGCCTTCTGGGACGAGTTCTGCTGGATGCCGAAACTGGCGGCGCGCATGGGCGAGAAGATCAAGGAGCATGTATGCGGATCCTGATCACCGGGGCGTGCGGCTTTCTTGGGCACCACGTGGTGGAGCACTTCCTGCGCTTCACGGACTGGGACATCGTGGGGGTGGACTATCTGAGCTACGCATCGTCCGGGTACGACCGGCTGCGAGACATCGACGCCTTCGATTCAAAGCGCGTCACGATCATCGGGTGGGATATTTCCCATCCGGCGCCGGCGGGGGTTGTCAGAGAGATCGGGTGCGTAGACTACCTGCTGCATCTTGCTGCTGAAACGCACGTTGACAGGAGCATCTCGGACGCGCTGCCGTTCGTGAAGTCCAACGCGCTTGGCACGCAGAACGTGATCAACCTCGTTCGCGAGAATCTGCCAATGCTTCGGCTCATGGTGAACTTCTCCACGGACGAGGTTTTCGGCCCCGCCCCAGACGGGATCTACTACCGCGAATACGACCGGTTCGCTCCCACCAACCCCTACGCCGCGACGAAGGCCGCTGCGGTGTATCTGTGCGATGCGGCGGTGAACACGCACCGGCTCCCGATCTGCACCACGTTCACGATGAACATCTTCGGCGAGCGGCAGGACCCGGAGAAGTTCATACCGATGTGCATCAAGCGCGTACTCGCAGGACAGAAGATCGAGATCCACGCCGACCAAGAACGCAAGCGCAGCGGAAGCCGGTGCTGGATCCACGCGCGCAACGTGGCGGCGGCGCTGCACTGGCTCTTGGGTGGGATCGCAGCGAAGGGGCAGCGATACAACATCGTTGGCGAGGAGAAGACCAACCTGCAGATCGCCCAGCTCGTGGCGCGCGAGGTCGGCAAGCCGCTCGAGTACGAGCTGACGAACTTCCACGAGCAGCGCCCAGGTCACGATCTGAGGTATGCGCTCGACGGCGGCAAGGTGGCAGCGATGGGGTGGCAATACCCCAGGACGCTAGAGGAGTCTCTTGTGAAGACGGTTCGGTGGACGCTGGATCGCCAGCGCTGGCTGAGAGGAGTGGGAGCATGAAGGTCACGAAGAAGTCGAACGGGGAGGTGTACAACGCCGAGATGGTCGGGGGGAAGCTCGCTCACGAGGGCGGCCTATGGCACCTCGATGACCCCGAGTTCCCGGCGCGCAACGGGAACCAACTGCAGGAGCAGTACCTCATGGGAGAGGTGCGGGTTGTCGAGCCAAAGTCAGGAGAGCCGGCACGCCCCGCCGCGGGGGAGGCGCCGGCGCGGGTGATCGCCGTTCCGCCCCCCGACTTCATGAAAGCGCCGGTAGCCGAATCTCCACCGGACGAGAAGAAGGTGGAGCTCCCCAAGAAGGCGAAGGGCTGGCCGAAAGGGAAGAAGCGTGGCAAGGCTCGTCGGGATAACCAGAGTCCGGAATGAAGCGGCGATCATAGCCGATACGCTCGACCACTTCTCTCAGTGGTGCGACGGCGGCATCATCGTCTACGACGACTGCTCGACGGATGACACGGTGGCGATAGCCAGCGCGCATCCATCGACGCAGGTCGGCAAAGACCGCTTCGGAGACGGGGTGATCGAGCAGTTCGAGCCCTGGCAGACCGACCGAACCAGGGAGGAATGGCGCCACAGGCAGATACTGCTCGAGGCCGCGCGCGTGCGAGAGCCCGAGTGGATCATCTACTTCGACGCCGACGAAAGGCTGGAATGGGATGGGAAGCTCCCAGAAGATCCAGAAGTTGACGCTGTCTACTTCGATCTTTACGACGCCTACTGTACCGAGGGGAACAGTGATCAACTACTATCGCTTTCCACCGCAAACCGTCGTTTCGGTCCCGAATACAGACGGATCGTATTCGCATACCGTAATCTGCCCGAAATGCGATACTACCGTCCGGATCAGCGAATCGTCCATGGCTACCACAATGCGTGCTTTGGCGGCTGCTGTAAGCACTTCGGCAAAGCCATCTCCGTCGAAGAGTGGGAAAGCACCTGCGACTACTACATCCGATGGTTCCCCGAACCGTACAAGACGAAGTGGCGCGCGCGCAAAGGCAAAGCCATCCACACCGAAAGCGACTTCGGCCGCCCGCTCTACACGTGGGAAGAAGCAAAGGCGCACGCGGTCTGCATAGGCGGCCTTCCGTGGTAGAGGACCGGCACGAGGTAATTCGAGCCGCATGCCGCAAGAAGATCACGTTCTTCGCCGACCAGTACGTGTGGACGGAAGACCCGCAGGCAGAAGACACTCTGCGGAAGTGGCCGTCATTCGGCTACCTTTCCAGAGCGCTGGAGGAGTTCCGCGGGGCGAAGATCCTTGTGGTCTACAAGAAGTCGCGGCAGATGCTTCTGTCGTGGTGCGCGTGCGTCTACGCGATCTGGTTCGCCGGGTTCTTCGCATCCAGGCAGATCATGATCCAAAGCACCAAAGAGGAGGCCGCGAAGGGCCTGATACAGCGCATGGAGTTCATTCTAGCGCACCTGCCCGAGTATCTCCTCCCGTGCTCCTACACTGCAAACGCCGGGAAGATCACGTTTCACCACAAGCACGGTACGTCCTGGATCATGGCAGTGCCATCTGGCGCCAACCAGATAAGGTCGTGGTCTCCCACCGTGGTGATCTTCGATGAGTCTGCGTGGCAGGAGTACATCAGGAAGGCGCACGCCGCGGCACTGCCGGCAGTGAGGGGCGGCGGGCAGATCATCCACATCTCCACGCCGGGCGAGGCAGACAATGAGTGCGCAGAGTACTTCAAGAATCTCTGCCAAGGCGGGAAAAACAAGGTGTTGGAACTCCACTACTCGATGATGCCCGGCGCCACTCCCGAGTGGGCGGCGAAGATCCGCGAGGAGTACGGGTACGAGGACGACCAGTGGGCCCGCGAGATGGAAGGATCGTTCAACGTGGGTGGAGGAAAGCCGGTCTTCAAGCCCCCGTTCAACAGGGAGCAGTACGTGCAGCCGCTCGGGTACAATCCCGCGCTGGACCTCATCGTGGCTGTGGACTACGGGGTGCGGCATCCGGCGGCGGTGTGGTTCCAGTTCATCCCGTACACCTTCCAAATCTACTGCCTGCGAACGGTGACCGGAGACGATATCACGCTGCCGCAGTTCGCTCAGCAGTTGATCGCCATGACGAAGGCGCTCATAGCCCCGGTGCGGTACACGCCGTCGCTGAAGATGCGCATGTACGACGACCCGGCGGGGCAGTCGCGCAAGGACACCGGTGGCCCCACATCCAGGCAGGCGATGAACGCGGCGGGGCTCTATCCCTGCAACAGCAGCAAGAAGGTGATGGTCCGCGAGTCGGTGATGTTGGTTCGCGAGAGGCTGCAACCGCGCGTTGGACAAGACCTCAAGATCCGCCCAGGGATGCTGTTTGACCCGTCCTGCGTCAACCTGATAGACGCCATGGATGGAAAATACGCAGAGGACGAGAAAGTCCCCGATAAGTACAAGGGAGGCATTACTCAGCACGAGGTGGATGCCCTGAGGTACGGGTTGGCGGGATTTTTGCGTCTGGGGGATAGGTGACACCGGATGACCTTGTACTCGATCCATTCGAGGGAAGCGAGCCTGGTTTCAAGCCTATCAGCGTCGAGAAGGCAGATCACCCTCACGCGTGGGACGTAGTTCCATCGCCATACGACCGCCCGCCGAAGTATGAGCAGTGCCTCGTCTGCAAGAAGCGCAGGCCCATTCCGAAGCCAGACGTCCGGATATTCATTCCGACGCCGGCCAATGATCGAACGGGATACTGATGCCCGAGACACAGGCGCAGGCGTTCGAACTCTTCCATTCTCGCCTTGAATCGGTGGCGTCTGACTGGAATGACAGACGCCGCGAGTACATGGACAACTACCGGCAGCTTATGGGGAAGGACATCAGCGGGGGATCGCCCAAGCCGTGGGGCGCGAAGGTGAACTCCCGGCACACCTACGCTCAGGTGGACACGCACGTCGCCTTTCTCCAGGCGGGATTGATGCCGACGTTTCCATGGGTGTTTGCAGAGATGCCCGAACCATGGAGGGATCTGGCCCCGCGCGCGCAGGAGGAGTACAACCGCCGGCTGCGCGATGCCGGATTCTATCGCTTCCTCTACCGCTGGCTGCGTCTGGCAGACACCATGAAGTTGGGCGTCGCCAAGATGGGCTTCGGACCATCCGGCCCGCAGTGGAATCTCGTGCACCCAGGCAACTTCATGTGGGATCCGTCGGCTGAGAGCCTGCGCAACGATGCCGAATGGGTCCTGGAGTTTCTCAAGCGGCAGTCGAAGAGGATGGTGGAGGCTGACTGGAAAGCGGGTCTGTACACCTGCTCGCCCGAGGAATTTAAGCGGGTGATGGATTACTCCGACTCCGAGCGTACGGCGCAGGACGAGGAGCGCATGGAGCGGACGTCCAACGTCCCCGAGTTCGACGGCGACGACCACCACCTATCCTTCTACTGGATGGTGGAGCCAGAGCGGATTCTGAAGGTCCACGAGCCTACCAAGGTCGTGCTGATGGACATCCCCAACGAACTCGGGTACATCAACTACTACGACCTCACCACGTTCATGGAGCCGTTCGACATCGAGGGGTATGGCATCCCCGATCTCTCGCGCGATCTACAGGACGAGATCAACACCCTTCGGCGGCAGCGGATTGACATCCGGTCACTCGTGGCCAACCCCATGTTCAAACTGCTCAAGGGCTCCGGTCTGGACCCGTTCCAGCTCGTTTCCGCTCCAGGCGCAGTCTACAGCGTCAACAACTCAGATGACCTCTCCATGCTGCAGGTGCAGGACTTCTCAGGCACTCTTCAGTCAGAGGAGGGTCTCCTGGTAGGGGACTTCGATCGAGTGATCGGCGTGCAGGGCCAGACCCGCGGCGAGCCGGGCAAGGCCGGCATGAAGGCAACGGTCGCGAACATCATCCACAGCAACGTGAACGTCCGCATGGGCGTGACGATGAACCTGATCCAGGACTACCCGCTCAGGGCTTTCCTGGCGGACTACGTGAACCTATCGGCGCTCGTGGAGACGCCTTCCGCCATCACGATGCAGGAGTGGGAGCTGGTGCGCGAGCGCGCTGAGGCCGGCGAGGTGTGGCTGGTCCCGCATTCCGAGGCGTACGTAGGCAACGCGGTCGAGAAGTTCAACCTGCTGTTCCAGCTCCTCCAGGGCATCGCCCCGATCACGGCGCCTCCGGGCATCGCCGAATTGGCGAAGGAGATGATCTCCCTTGTCCAGATCCGCGATCCCGAGCGCATCACGCAGTATATCGTGGGCAACGTGAATCCCGACCCCGTCGCACCCCCGCAACTGCCCGGCCCGAATACGCAGGGGCAGGGCATTCCCATGGTCGAGGAACAGGCTCGCGCTGGCGCGCCCATGCAGGCCGGGAACCCGATGAGCGAGGCGATACCAGGGTGAAGATCAACGACAAGATCAGGAGCGGCGCGGAACTCGCCAGAATGGATCGTGAGAGGGCGCAGGTCGAAGCCCGCATCTCCTACGTGGCCCGCAAGGCATCGGTGGTGGGGACCGAGGCGTTCGATGTGCTGCGCACTGAGGTGGAGACCCAGATCACGAACTCCCTGGAAATCTGCCACCACGCCGACCCGAGCAAGGAGCCGACGACGATCGCCAGGGCCCAGGGCGCAGTGATTGCCTTGAGGCAGCTTCTCGCGGACTTTGACCTGGCGACGAAGCAGATGCGAGAGCTTGGAAAACGCAACCAGACGGAGGGGTAACTGCCGGCGAGCGCCGGCCCCCTCAATCCATACCAACCCCCGAAAGGGGTAGAAGGGCTGTAACGTGCCGGATGAAATGGACGCTGACGACCTCGACCTGGCGACCCTCGTGGACCAGGCTGGATCAGCAGACACAGACCCAAGCGACGCGGACGCGACGGACATCGCCCCGGAACCGGATCCTGCCGGCGAGCCCGGCGATGAAGCCGACGCACAACCCCCGCAGGGACAGGAGCAGTGGACGCCCGAGCGGCGCAAGGCGTACATCGACGCCACGTCGAAGTACTCCAGCAAGGTGAAGCAGTCGGAGGCCGAAAAGGCAGCGCTGCAAGCCGAGCGTGACGCCGTCAAGCGCGAACTGGACTTCTACAGGCAGCGAGCGGAGCAGCCTGCATCGCAAGCACCAAAGGCTCCGGACGACCCGGAGCATGCGAATCGCAGGAAGATCGTCGAGGATCTGTTCAAGGAGAGCGATCTCTACAAACAGATGCAGCAGCAGATCGAGCACACTGGCGCGACGGCAAGGTCCGTGATGGCGGCTCATCCCGAGGCCTACATCGACGCCAATGAGATCGACCCCGAGACGATCAAGGAGATCACGCCGGCCCTCAGGCAGATGGCGCGCGGGCAGAAGGATCTGACCCCCGACACCATCAAGCTGATGGCGGCGCATCTCGCGGCCCCCAAGCTGACGGCACAGTTGCAGGCGTTCAGGAAGGTGCAGGCACAAGCGCGCAAGCGCAAGGCCGAGAGTCTGCAGAAATCGCAGACGGCATCG